CTTTAGAGCAAGTGGCTAATTATAATAGTAGTGTCATTAACATTTTTATTATTAATACTAAGAAAACCTACAAGAACTTTAAACTTTAATACCATTCCAAATTCTAATTTGTAATCTAAATATCAAACAAATAATAATTTCAAATATTTTTATACAACTTTAATGTTCTTGCGCTGGAGTCAGTTGCGTCTACAAATTTAGGCATCCAGAAATAGGGGACAATTTTTTCATATGACTTACCAAAATGAGTGTTAAATATAGATCGATAATATTGTTGTTCCTTAGTATATGGAATATTATGATTTGTTTCAATGTTGGGTATTTTGATATTTTTCACATGGTCTTGAATAATTGTATACCATGACCTATCTGGACTACTTACACCGTCACTGAATGCTTCTTTTCTCCTCCAAAGTACTGATTCGGGTAAAATATTTGTATCGGTAAAAGCAGATCGTAATAAATATTTTTCACATAATTTATCGTCATTTGTATTGTTTTTAATTCCTAAAAATTTGAAATGGTTTGACAGTCCCATATATAATTGAACAAAACTTCTATCTAAAAATGGAGTTCTAGCTTCTAATCCATGGTGACTTATACTTCGATCTGACCTTAATACATCATATTTATGGATATCCGCTAACAATCTTCGACATTCTTCATCGAATGTATGAATGTCTGGTGATTCATGAAAATATAAGTATCCACCACAAACTTCGTCTGAACCGTCACCATTGAAAATAACTTTCGCGTTAGAAAATTCAGAAATATATTTTGCTACCAAGTAATTTCCAACACTTGCTCTGACTGTTGTTGTGTCATAACTTTCAATCGCATAAATAACCTCTGGTATGGCGTTTAAAAATTCAGACTCTTCTATAATTATATCCGTGTGAATAGAATTAATATGACGCGCTACCCGATTTGCGTATTTTAAATCTTCAGACCCGCTTAATCCAATGGAATATGTTCTAATCGGTTTGGGGCTTAAAGATTGTACTATTGCTGCTATGAGACTACTGTCTAAACCACCTGATAAAAGACATGCTATTTCCCTGTCTGTGTTATTTACCCGTTTTTCAACAGCTCTTATCAAAGCATTTTTAATTAGGGTTCTTACGACCTTTATTTCGTCTATTTGAATAAAATTACTATGTACGAGGTTAAAATACTTTTCAGTGGTATAAGATACCCACATACCTTTTTTGAAACGTAGTTCTTCATATGTACCAGGTGTGAAATGATCTATACTTTCGATTACATAGTTTTTTTCTATTGGAGTCAACATTTTCAATTCTGACGCGTACCCGTAGCACAATGTTTTGTTTAAATTTCGAAATATCATACGAAATAATGGACGAACTCCAAATGGATCTCTTCCTATAAACAGTTTAACATCATGTTTGACACGTTTGTCCAACAAAATAAAACTAAATACTCCGTCTATTAGGTTCAAAACACCACTAATACCATGTTTCAAATAAACATGAATAATTGCTTCGCAGTCTGAATCTGTACATGGGTTATGCTGTAACTGTTTGTGATTGTATATCTGGCCGTTACATATCAATTGTATATCTGCTATGTCAATGGGTTGATTTGATTTCGCATTGAGACCATTTATTGCTAATCTATGGAAGCCTTGAATGAAATTTAATTCTTGATTTGTAGAAATCACAGAATGATCTGGTCCTCTATGTTTTCCATTATGAAAACCATTTTGTATAAATTCGGTATTTTCAACTAAATTTAAAATTTGAAAAATACCACACATTAAAATAAAGTCAATAAACGATGTATATTTAAAACTTTAATATAATATTATAAATATAATATATATACATTATGTTCAGTACAATTTTTCAGGACAATGAAAGAACAGAACAATTAAATCGTCGTATAAACTATCGTAACTCTCCTGGACAATCTATGAATATTCCACTCGATACACGAGGACAATCTACTAAATATACACAATTTCCTATTTTCAACGCTTCTGAAAAAAATCCATTATTATATCCAATATATGATTCAAGTAAACACTTTCATCCTGGAAATAAGTCACCATATTCTGGATATGCCATAAATGTGGACACTGAATCTAATTTACACAACATATTCATGCCTTATCAAAAGCATGCTCCTCAATCGTACTATGTACCTTCTTTAACTAGTGATATGTATAAATCATATAATTTTGAGTCAATTGTACCTACAAAGCATTATTTATTACAAAAAGAACACAAATTCAATTCTCATAATCCGGACAAAAATAATGTAAATTTGAATCTAGATATGTTTCATCTTCATACACGTCAACATGAAATGCAATCTTCTATACCCGATCTTGAAAATAAAGCAAAACATTTGTAAAAAAAAATAATAACCCAATACTACAATGAATACTAAAAAAAAACGATATCGTAATCTTGTTTGTGGTCCAAAAACAAGGAAAAAAAAGATTACAACTAATACGCAAACATGTTTTAAAAAAAAGGATCTGTTGTATTTAAAGAAACAATGGAATATCCGAAATCCTCAACAATTGATACACTCAAACGACTCTAATCAAATTTGGAAAACATTGAAAAAATACACACTAGACGTATGTGAACACGAACTTTGCTGGTTATCTATGTTGACGAATAGATTACAAATGAATGAAATTATGTATCAACGGTTTGCACCCATGCGACCAGAATCGTGGAATGATAATCCAAAAGAATGGTTATCTAATAACGATATTAAAAAGGTGATGAATCAATATGAATATTGGTATCCTGAATTTACATTTATCGGACCTAGTCCAATTAATTATTACGATAATGATTATGACGGAACTTGTGTATGGGAAGAATTATGTAATTTTGACTTGAATCGTTATATCGGGAAAAAAAAATATATCGGTATTGTTTTTAACACAGACAAACATACTGGAAGTGGAAAACATTGGATTGCTTTGTTTGTAAATATCAAAAATGAATATATATATTATTTTGACAGTGGTAATCAAAGATTACCTTCATATGTTACAAAATTAATCTCAACAATTAAAAACCAAGGTGTCAAATACGATATTGTATTTAAAATGAAAAAAAACAAGGTTTTACATCAGAAAGGTAATTCTGAATGTGGTATGTACTGTCTTCATTTTATAATATCATTACTTCAAAAAAAACCGTTATCTTATTTTAACACACGAATTCCAGATAGCAAAGTGTTTTCTTTACGCAAAATTTATTTCAATAAACATTGAACAAAATGGATATAAACCGTTTTGTTGTATATACAATGAACAATGAGTTCTGCACATTCAGAACATAATTCTCTTCATGGTACACAATGGTCTTCACGTTGTAAAATGATAGAAAGCATAATTACAGACACAATTGAAGAACAAAATTTGCGGCCATATTCTGAATCTATTTACTACACATTAAATGAATATATAAAAACAATATATTTTGAACATCACAAAAGCAATACTGAGCAAGAAATGGGACAAATGATATTAATGAATATGCATAAATATATTGCATCTTTGAACAGAATAAATATAACCCAGCCTCAAGAGGCATTCCCAAATTCTATTAATGACAGCATAGAAGCACTTCAACAACAACGCTCTCATACAATTCAAAAACAATATGAAGATAAACAATTACAATTGAAAACCGATTTTATGCCAAATGTTCCTGAACAGATTGATTTTAGTGATAAAAATGTGAGTACATATACAGAAGATACAAATATGTTGCTGCAAAATGAAATCGAAAACCGGAAACATAGTGTACCCATTCAAGACACAATGTTTCCGGTTGAATATATTTGGGTTCTTCCGAAGTTTATACAGTGGAATGAAAACGTTTGTGTTATAGAGCTAAATCTACCAAATTTGTGTGATCACTTCACTGTGACAAATATGTTCTTTGAATATACAACACTACCGAAAAATTCAGATTATATTAAAGTTGAAAGTGAAATGAAACAAAGTTGGTTTTTTCGAAACAGAGGAAATATACTACAATTTCAAGGCTACTTACATGTGAGAGCTAAACAATCCAAAATAAAAATCTATTTCGAACAAGATAGTGAATTTGATTATAAATCATTGGAAATACTCCATACTCAAATCATGATTTTCAATTGAATTAATCAATGTCTACTATTGTTATTTCACCATTATCAAGCTTTTTCATGTATCCTACCAAGACAACTGTATTCCGGACGCTTTTTTTGGCTGATATATACGAATTGTAATCATACAATTCATTTGTAGGTTGACCATTAATATATCTATGAGCGTATTTTATGCCGTTAATGGTAACCTTTTTTCCAGTCCATTTTTGCTGTTTGAGATTTTTTTCCAACATATTATCCTTATCTTGATTTTCAAACGAGGGTGTGTACGCAAATTCATCCATGTTTGTTGTACCTAATGAATAGCATGTTAATTTTTCAGAATTGGAATTTAATATACAATCAATTGATACTTCTTTTATGGCTTTCAAAATATTTTCTGTGGTATTACGTTTTATTTCTGATATTTCATATAATGATTCATCAGTCGTATATGGTGTTGGCTCTTTGGATAATTTAGATAAATCTGATTTGAATAATACTTTCTGGTTGTCCTGTATTTGTTGTTTTGATAATGTCATCAAATACATGAACACCTTCACAAATTGTCTTTCTTTTGGTAAGTCTTCATGAGAACATATACGTCTTGCTCGTCCAATCACCTGATCTGTTCGAACTGGATGCCAATATGGTTCTACAATATGAACATAATTCACATTTCGCAAAGAAATTCCTTCCGCTCCTGAAGAAGATATCATAAATACTTTAATAATTTCGCCAAAATTGTTGTTTTCTGAAATAGTTTTTAATGGTTCACGTAAGGTTAATGGAAGATTGTCCCATGCACTATTGAAAACATTCCGGATAAATTCTTTTTCCTCTATGGATTCTGTTCCTGTGTACAACACAAACGTTTTCTTACCTTTAATACCTTCGATATTTTGCACAGACCATTTAGTTCCAACTTTTTGAAGCTTAAATTCTACGAACCCGTTTTGTAGTAATACTAATCTCAAAATACCAATACCTTCTAATGTTCTGAAATGACTATATACTAAATGCATTCCTGAAAATTCGTCGTTACTAACATTTTCTAAAATATGTAAAAATTTGGGACTGTAGCTCTGTAAATTTTTTTTGTCCAGTACCAATGATCTTTGTTCTTCTAAATTTCGCAATGCTTCAGAAATGAGTAAATCATAGTTTACATCAACTTCTTGAATATTTTCATTTTCCACATTTTTGTCAACTTCGTCTTCGTTTAATCTTAATTTAATTACGTCTTCCATTTTGGCTCCACCAGGTAACGGTCGATTAATGAACGGTGGAAATACAAAGTTACAAAACGCCCTCGAAAACACACGATATGAAGAACTTGATTCAGAAAATTTCGTTTCTGTTTTACGCTCTTCTATTCTAGCTAGGTTGTATTTTTCGAATTGATAATTACTCATTTCTATTTTTATTATATTCATATCTGTATCATAATCAAATCGAGGCATTAATTTTTCTTGCGAACTCCTGAAATATGAAACTAACCCAATAATGCGGCGTTGAAACATATTTACATTAACGAACTCACTGGATTTCCTCTTTTTCTTTATAAAAATTGAATCAAATACTTCTTTATCGTCTGGTAAAGCTTTGTTGTATTCAATAGAAACTTTATTATCTTGAACGGTAATATTTGTATGTTCTTTGATTTTATTCAGAATAATTGTTCTATATTCTTCTGTGCTAATATCTCCTTCGCTAGATTTTATTTTTGCTACTCTGGGTCTGTTTGAATTATCTAAATTCACAAAACCAAAAGGATTTTTTGTGATTGTTAAAATACCAGTAGAAGCAACATAATTCACATAATCGGTTGTTGATATATCTGAAAACAAATCTTCAAAATATTTGGTGTCATATTTACCAACAACTCTGTTCACTTTTAATTTAACTGTAAATGTTGGAATATAACCTCGTAAAATATTGAACATCACAGCAGTTTCATGTGGGTAGTTTATGATTGGTGTACCAGATAGAAACACTATCTTTGCATTTTCTGCTGAAAGTAGATATTGATATAAATCCAAAGAAATAGAATTTTCTTTTGTATTTAATTTATTTACTATTCTACTTACTAGATTATGAGCTTCATCTACGATAACAACTTTATTGTTGAATGGATTTATTGTATTTTTATGTGTGATTTTATTCATTTTGTTATTATTTAGACCATTATAATGTATAAATTCATATTTTGTTTGAATCATTGCATCTAATTGCTTATTCAACGATCTTTGATTAGCAGGGGATAGTTTTTCATAATTCGGTTCTTTATTTTCATTAATAACCCATACTCGTTTCTGTTTACGTAAGATAGGAGATAGTTCTAACAATTTAGTCTGATATTCTGAATTATCATCGATATTTTTCAATTCCCAATGTTGTTGTCTTTTGTATATAATGTCTCCACACGCTTTTAATTCTTCTACGTAGTTGGTTTTTAATGAAGCTGGAGTTAAAACCATGATTTGTTTGTCTGATTTCAATCCTTCCGCTATAGCTATGGAAGAACATGTTTTTCCAGATCCAAGACCATGAAACAACAATAATCCTCTGTAAGGCGAGTATGTATTTATATATTCACGGACAATATTCTGGTGCGGCATAAGTGAAAAATCTCTTTTATTTTTTAATGTTTTGCATGTTAAAGTTTCATTCTGATCTGACATATGTTTATAAGGCAATAAACTTTTATTGATAAAATTAATAAACCCTTTTCTATTGTTTAAATAATAAGAAGACGCTTTGATCAAATTATTTGGCTTTGTTGTAGAAATGTTATCTTTAACAAAATCGGTAGTAAGCTTATCGTAATCACGCTTCATGATCATTTTTTGTTTCAAAGTAATTTTATCTGTATCTGGAACTCGAATCACTATTTGAATATTTGTAAATTTCAATTCATTGAACTTTATTTCTATTTTTTCAGTAGTGTTCTTCTTTTTTTTTAGCTGTATTATTTTCTTTTTATTTGCTATTAAGGTATTCGTATCGACTTGGTTGTGTTTGGTCTCAATTTCGGATACAATGTGATCTAAATCCAATTCATCTACGTTCCCATAATTTTCAACAATATTATCACCATTGTTTCTATGAATGATAAAAGAATAGGTAGAGTCTTCATTAAATATAGGCCTCTGTCGAAACTGTTGAAGGATGCTTGTCATATATTAAAATGCGACAAAAAAAGAATATATAGTATCGCATTAGTTAGTTACATTAATTTTTCCGTACATTTTGAACAAAATTTCAGAAATAATTTGTACTTATGTTTGTAATTCTTCTTACAACGCTTACAACTTTTTGGACCCATACTTGATACGTCTTCTTTTATCACATAATCTATGGGAATATGTCTTGAATAAAATATATCTTCTTTCCAGATGAAATCATTGTATACCAGAAACGGATAATTGTCGTTTGTATATTTAACATTATATTTAAATAAATACAATGTTAAATAATCGTAATATGTTCTATTATTAGCACAATTGTATGATTTGTATTGGAGTACTCCTTTTTCACAAACCATTTCAGGGAAAACAAATGTTGGGTTATTATTTTTGAACCAGTATGTTGCATATTTTAAATTATATAATATGCGCAAAATTGGTTTTTCTGGTTTATTGTTGCTTTTTTTTATCATACTCATTTTATTGTGTGTCGTAATGAAAAGTGATTTTATTTCAATTTTGAAAATAATATTTATCCAATGTTTTTATAGCTTCTTTACACGCAAGTTGTTCTGCCTTCTTTTTTACCTTATGTTTACCTACAGCAATCTCAATAAATATGGGGGAGCTGAGAATATCTTCGATATCTAATTTGTTAAGTTCACGCAAGGCAATTGGTTTTTTTGCAGTTGTTGTGTTTAATTTATGTAGAGTTATATTGATAGCTAAGTACACACCCATTGTAAACCCTTCTTCATTTTCTTCAACGATCAAATAAGTTGGTGTTACTTTGAATTCTTTCTGAATTTTTACTTGGAGTATATTTTTAAAATTATCATCATCAATAATCAGATTCGTCCAATTTACATGCTTTTCCATCACGTTGATGATAAATATCATCGCCATTTGAAAACCAGGTCCACTCAAATATTCAGAAGATTTGAAAGTTTCAGGATCGAATTTATCAGAAAACCAATTGCTTTCTTTGTCTATATCAACATTATTAGCGTCCAAAAATAAAGATCCTATGAAGGCTTCAAATAAACAACCAAGTTTTTTTAAATTTGTACGTATATGTTTATCTTCTGCGTGTTTTGATATAATAAACCATTTATGTAAACCAACATCTTTAGCTAGTTGTCCTATGTGTTCATTATTAACCAACGCTATTTTTTTTTCTGTCATAAATCCTTCATTTTCTTTTGGAAATCGATAATACAAATAAAATTTTACAACAGCTTCTAATATTCCATCCCCTAAAAATTCCAAACGTTCGTTTGATTTTGTCTTAAGAGGTAGACAATCTAGTGGTTGTGGTTCTATACTTATATTATTTTTTTCATTTTCAAGGATTGGACGTTTTACATATGATTTATGTATAAATGCACGTCTATACAAATTAATATTATTGATTTGTGTCAATGGTACACTATATTCTTTAAAAATATTTAGAATGTCGCTTTGTTGAATTTCTCTATTTACATTATTATATGGGTTGAAAATTAATTGTAAATTTTCATCTTGTAGTGTAGCATTTAATAATTTTGGTGAAAGTGAAATTTTTGGTGAGGACGAATTATACAAGTTTTTTTTCATTGCTTATAAAAATACCTATTACAATAACATAAACGACCTCATTCTAAATTGTTTTAAATATCTATATATTGTCGTTGTCATAATAAATAATATATTTAAATGTTTATTTATATTTGTTTTAATGCTTATACAAGTAGATAGTAGAGAAACTGAATTGTTTAATTTAATGAATTCATTTATTGCGTTAGATTCAAAATTAAACAACATAGAACTAGAAACAACACAGTTAGAAGTTGGTGATATCTGTATACGATTATGTAGAGAATCAACAGAAACAATTATTATAGAGAGAAAATCAATAAAAGATTTAGCATCTAGTATCATTGATGGACGATATAAGGAACAATCTTATAGGTTATTTCATACGAATATACCGAAACACAACATAATTTATTTAATAGAAGGAAAAATCAGTGATTTAAATCAACGATTTACACGAATTAAACCAAATGCTTTATATTCTGCTATGATTGTACTTCAATATTTTAAAGGGTTTTCAGTGTTCAGAACAATGTCAATCAAAGAATCCGCAGAGTATATTATTCGCATTACAGATAAAATAAATAGAGAATCGACAAAAGGATATTATGATGGATACGTAAATCCATATGAAGGTGTTGAATATCAACATATTGTATCTAAGAATAAGAAAACGAATATCACCCCTGAAAATATCGGCGAACTTATGTTATGTCAAATACCTTCAGTTAGTTCGAATATTGCAAAAGAAGTGATGAAACGGTTCAAAACTATCGCGTATTTAATTGAATCGATTAAAGAATCAGGAATTCAATGTTTTGATTCTCTATTCACTACAAATTCAAAAGGACAACAACGGAATATTTCTTCTACCGCAAAAGTAAATATGGTACATTATCTTGTACCAAATACAATTGAAAACGAACAACATTAATTACGTTATTTTTTATTAAATTTTGATTTTGATTTTTTAATACTCAACCTTTTTTTCTTATTTTTTGTATATTTGGTACTAGCATTTTTCAGTTTCTTATGTTTGATCGTTTTAGCCTTTTTTTTCTTGTATTTGGTTGTTTTACCACGTTTTTTTACACCTGCTTTTACCTGACCTCCACTAAATTGAATATTTTTTCCATCATGAACTAAATATGACAAAACATTATCAATTTCTCTGACCCATTCTTGAAAGTTTTGACCGATTGATACATTTTGATTTTCTTCAAAGAGATATTCACATTGTTTATATACATTATTATATGTTTGTAAATTATCGAAAATATTGTTAAATAATTGTTTCACGATTGTTTTGATTTTTTTTTTGTCTGTATACCAAACACTTTGTGTCACACTTTCTAATTCCACACATATATCTGGATTCAAACTGCATTTTGTGAAAAGTCGCGTTGATATATCATCTACAATGTTTTCAAATTCTCGTCGGAAACCGTTGTTCTCTAAATGTTCCACAAATTCATTTATTATTTGGTTGTACTCGTAAAAATATGTTGTGTTATCTTCTTTGTTGTACTGTTCTAAATAATCAAAAGAAGCAATCATTGGAGCAAAATAATTCTCATTATCGTCTTGAAAGAATGTCAATTGCAGAATATATACACATTGTTTAAAAAGTGCTATAAATTGTTTTAAATTGAATATATCTTGAATACTACATTGTTGTTTATCTCTCGAATATTCAATCGCTGTTTGTATTTTCAATTTCAAATCATACAAATTATATGGAGTATATCCATCATAATTATTATCTGGTATGTAGTAAAATTTGTGATTGAAGTTATTTAAAGTTATATACTTTTCGTATATTGTCGGGTCTATTTTATTGGCTGTTATGGCAACCATCCCGTTAATTTTAAATATATCCCAATGTATATTTCGAACATCGAAACTTGATTTTTCGACAACTTCGATATATGCATTGATGAACTTTACACATAATTCCGAGTTATGTTGAAATAATATTGTCACTGCATTTTCTATTTCATGCAAATACGCATTCATATTGAGCGCAAACTCATCGTAAAAAGTAGAGCAATTATTTTCTTCATAACGATGCAAATGTTGCCTAAAAATTTCAGTTATAACTTTATTTATATATTCATTTTTTGTCGAACCGATTTTTTCAAGAATCAATTTATAAATGTCGTATTTAGATTTCATGTGTGATTTCAATAGGTAGTTCAACATATATATTGGTGGATTGTTTACGTATTCATTATCATTGTCGTGCATATCAAAAAATTCATCGATTTTGGAACTATAATAATATACATTAGCAACAAATTCTTCAGTCAAGTTTACTATATTATTGTCCAGCGTAAGCTGACTTGAATAATTGTTATACATTTTCAAATGTTCGTCTAAATGATTATTTTGTGAATATTCATATTTTGTCTGATCACTTTGAATTTGTTGAAATACTCTTTCAATCCGATTATGATAGTTATTATCAAAAGTAGGGGGTTTTAATTTAAAAAATAATTCATAAAATACTTTTCGTTTTTCACTTTCAAAAACGAAATGTTTTTTAGATATAGCATATCCTATAGCACAAGGAGCGTTTCCAACTTGAGTAATCATTCTAGTTGAAAGTACCACAGTAATATTGTTGAAAATTTCAATAACTTCTTTTATGTAATTGGTTCTATTCGATTCTTTTGAATCTATTTTTGGTGGATATAAATTGTTTGCGTAGTATTTGCTGAATCGTAATACTAATCCAGATTTAAGAGATATTATGTGTTTCTCAATTTCGACGACGTTTATCTGAATCTCATTGAATTTTTCTGTATCATATTTTCGTAATAATATCAACAACGAATAGTATTTCTGAAATGTTTCAAGTATTTTGTAAAATAAATCAGGAATATCTTTCAATCCATTTAAACTCACCAACGAAGGATTTATATCTTCATTGTTCAAATTTCTATTTTTTCTTCCGGTAAATATTTTTTTCATTAATTCGTTTGCTTCTTTGTTAAAATCAAAATTTACCATAAAAGATAAATTGTCGCTTAATTCTTTTTTATCGTTATTTTCTTTGATCATTTCATTGATTTGTTTCAAAACATTTTTTAAATACTCTTTATCAACAGTACTCACCGTATTAGTTAGTTTTTGTTTCAATTCGTTGTTAAATTCAAATGTAGAATCTGACGTAAATTTTAATATAGTAGTGCTTTCGTTTATAATCAGTTTTTGTTCTGATCGTAAATTTGTATTCATATTTAATTTTTCAAACATGTTTATAACGTCCTGATAAGTTAATACTTTTTTGATTATTTTCCCGAAACATTCTTTATCCTTTGGTTTTGGATTAGGTAGTGTATTATACCAATTTTGAAAATTTACAGTGTTTTTAAAAAATCTTGTTGCTGGAAATATTTGACCTTCATTCTCTTCTAATCTCATAATAGATCGATAAATTAATGGACGGTCATAAGAACATATAATAAATGCGTTATTACTTGTAGTACTATTTTCATCCGGGCATGTAGGACTTTTCTCAATAGCTCTTCTGAGTATATTTCGAAATACTATATGCGAAGTATCACCTAAATACTTCAGTATCTGTCCGATATAAATTTTAGTGGATACATCTTCTATATTTGATTCTATTTCAGCGAAAACGTCTGAATACGTAGGAGTTTCACATCTAGCAGTAGGCAAAGATATGTATTGACTTATAAATTGACTACAGTTTGATTGACTTATTGTATCGGTGAATTCTTTGAATGAATTATAAATACTATAATAATCACTTAATTGAATATCTGATATATCATTCCATATAAATGCATGTATTTGTTTGAAAGCGTCAATATGAACTGGATTTAAATAATACTCAAGAATTTTGTTTTTTTTAACACCTTTTTTAAGTTGAAAATACATATGTGACAAATATTGAATAGCGCTTCTATAATGTATATCTTCAGATGGTCCAGAATGTAAACAATAATATAGAGTCATCTGCCATACGTAATTTGAAGTAATATTTCTATAAATTGAGTCAGGATTATTTGTAGTAGACATTATCGGTAAACCAGGAACCAATGATTTAGCAATTATAGCATCGCCAACTGTGTACGTTGTATGATCTATATACATACGTGGATTATCTGGAGTACTAGCAGAATCAAATGAATTAGAGCAACTATTTCCTTTAGATAAATTTGGGTGTATACCTGCGTCATATATTGTATACAAGTTTAACAAAGACGTTTCATTTTTCCACGTGACGTCACATGTTGGTACTATCGTATTTTTTGTTTTTTTTGTATTATTTCCAATTATATCTTGCAATGTGAAATATGTTATATTATTAAATAAATCAGAATAATTAGTTTCCAATATTTCTAAAAATAAATCTTCATCATTTTCATTGAATTTTACATCTTGAAATTCCGGATACGATTTTAATGTGGCTAACATAGTATCGCCTTTTTTCTGCAAACCATCATGAATCGAATCTACCTTGAATTCTTTAAATAAATCCTTTGTAAAAAAGTTTTGAAATATATTATCAGGAGAAAATTCTACATTAAAAGTAAGGATATTTCTGCTATTTTGAATAAATTGTGTTCGCTTTTGTTTCATGGACTCTTTATGTGCTGTTTTTCTTTCTTTTTGTTTGTTAATTATATCGAGTCCAGATTTAAATTGTCTGGATTTATTTTTTTTCATGTCCATTATTAATATATAAATAGAAAAATAATAGAACATTTTACGTTTCATAAGCATATATAGCGAATGATTCAGTGTAGATAGCTAACCGACGCAATGTAATGTCTTACAAGTCAAGCGATCCCTAAACTACTCATAATGAGCGGAGACCTCCTTGAAGCATAACACCGTCTTACACATAGTTGTGTATCTTGAATCATTCTTATATGCTGAATTCGCATAACATTCTTGTGTATCAAGCAAGTTTCGAACTGGTGCCGTATCGGTTTCTCACCAACGCATTACCAATTAGACTAACTTGAACACCCACTCCATACGTGGTAACTACTATTTACGTCTAAAAGTTTTTTCACATTACATATTAATAGATGAATACTCAAACCATCAATTTACTTGTTCTTATACTGTTAACTGGGTTGTTTGTTGGTTTACTTTTAAAATATTCGACAAATAACATTATAGAAGGAAACACAAATATGAATGAAATTAAGCCAGAATGGGAATTTGATACACTTCAAACCACGTTATTTGGACGGTTGAAATCTCAATTTGAAAATATAGATAAACTGATATCGAAACGACTCGACAATATTGCTCTTCACATGAATGAAAAATCAGCAAATTCAAAAAGTGTTATTCTATTGGAGATTAATACAATCATGCAGTTATACAAGGCGAAGCACAGTTATCTACGTGATTTACCACAATTATTCAATAAAAATGTAAACATACCTGAACAACGGGAAGATTTATTGTCTATTTATAAGGAATTAAATACGTCTTCATTTGATGTTACAAATGAAAAACTGACAGAAGTTATCAGTGCTTATATAGATTCTAAAAAAGACGCTTTAATGGAAGATATTAAAGATTTATCCGATGATAAAGCAATCAAAACCGTAAAGAGTAATATGTTTAGTTTTGACATATATTACAAATTCTTAGACCAATTGAATGAAAGTATTAACTTGTACTTATCCGATGAAGAGAAACAGAAACATTCGGCTACAAATATTGGGGTAACTAACGATATCGGAATAAAAACTAGTTCTTCTTAAGATTTAACATATAATGTGTTTTCTCTTTTTGTTTCTTCTACTGGAGGTACAAATGGAGTTCCTTCTGAATTCATTGTAGGTAACGGATTATTTAATCCTAAATTGGTTGGAATAACATCTTTGTGCACATACAATTGGTTATCGTGTTCGGTACGTGTGTTATCTTTATATTTTCCACTATCTACTACTTTTCGACTATATATATCTCCACCCCAATGTGGATCCATTGCGTTATCACTCACTGATTCTGAAGAATAAAACATTTTATCTAGTGGAGTATACACACCATTATCGAATCCAGTATAGTCGTATCCTGGCATGTTACCTTCAGTATATCCAGCGTCAATTAAATTTCGTTCGACTTGAATATTTGATTGTAAATAAGGAAGTCCAGTGTTTACATCCTCTGGACTAGGATATATGCGATACGTCGGTTTACCTTCAGTGGAATACATATGCTGTAGATACAGAACCGGACAACGAATACCTTGACTTCTTTGGTATTTAACATGCTCTACATATTCCTCTAAGTTTTCAAATACTATTGGATTTACACCAGGAATTTCAGGATCCTCTTTACGATATAAATATAGCATATTATTCTTTTGAATCAATAAATTTGGACATGTTTTATCTTTCAACGGATTTTGAAATTGCTCAATTAATTGTTTTCGGGTGTGTGTCGAGTATACATAAAGTCCTAAAATAAATATCATAACGAAAAATAATGTACGTGTTGTAGATATATATTTCAAAATTTGTTTTGCGTTCATATAAGTTATGTCACTATTTTTTCTATTGTATATATTTCTTTTTACATTGTTCGTACATTTTGTATTTATCTTCACAAAAATGAATCATATGATACTCCTTTATACATTGTATATATTCTTCTTGCAAATTATCGCAGTTCATATCAACTACTTTTTCATTATTTGCAATCGATTTAGTGATCGCATCTACACCTTTTCTAGCTATTTCTGAACCAACACCAAAACCAAATCCTTGTTTTACAGAATCCATTATTGAATTGCTTTGAGATTGTGTGTTTGTTGCGATTGGTTTTATATAGGAATTTTCAGTTGTATTTTTTTGAATATTATTGGATTTCCTCATGCTATATCATATATATCGTGTATCTTTAAATAAATTTGAACAGTAGCTTTTTTTTATCACATAAATACATATATGAGTGTATACGTTTGTGATAAGAAAGTAAATGAAATAAAACAAATCCAATCAAATAAACCTTTTGTGTTAGTTATTCACTCACATTGGTGTGGTGCTTGTCACAATTTTGCTCCCAACTACAATACTTTCCATCAACAACAAAAATTACAGAATCAGCATGACCAAGTTATCAGTATAGAAATCGACAGTTTGACAAATGATTACGATACAATCTACATAAAAGACCATTATGGTGAGAATCAAGACTTGAAAACAATTATTCATGGATTTCCTACAATTTTGGGTATTGATAAAAATAATCATTACACTGTTTATGAAGGAAATAGAGATCCTGCTGATTTAAAGTTATTTTTGGATTCTTTAGAACCAAGTACGATAAATAACAAACATGTTCTTGCTAAAAATAATACAAATCAAGGTAAATCAAAAAAACGAATATCTAAAGCAACGTCAAAGTCTTTTAAACCTAAGTCTAAGTCAAAATCAACATTAACAAAAACTAAGTCTAAGTCAAAATCAACATTAACAAAAACTAAGTCTAAGTCAAAATCAACATTAACAAAATCAAAGTCTAAGTCAAAATCAACATTAACAAAATCAAAATCAAAATACAAGAAAAACACAAATATCTGAAAATGGTTATATATTAATTATTTCTAATAAAACCACAAATACACGCTAATTAATAAATGTAAAACAACAATATAGTCAATAACATATCCATTATGAACATGTTCATTTGGAATTTCACGACATATCTTTGAATGTTGATCAGAATTATTTAATTCATATTCTCGCAGCGCTGAATAAAACAACGGACATTGTTCATCGTCGTGTCCGTATTCGCCACAAATGATACATTCTTCACATGATCTTCTGTTATGTCCTGATTCGAAGCATAAACTACAGTGTTGGTGCATTTTTTTGTAAATACGTAAATAATTTGAAATATGATTCAATTTTGGTTCATTAACGATTTATGTTTTCAATTCTTATTGAAAAAATAAATCTACATTTTCCAAATTACTGGTCAAATACTAATAAATATATTGTAGCGTTCAATACTAATATCATTTGGTTATGTTGCCATACTATATTGAATACCATTCAATTATGATTGCTTAACAACAAACTGGTATTATATAATGTGTTATATGTATATAACATGCAATTTTCAAATACACATGAATATTTCACCATGCTTTTTATAATAATCATGATAGATAGTGTTTATCTCTACGTCATTAAAAAATCGTTTTCTGATATGATTCAAAATATTCAACAGTCATTAGTTGAAATAAATTTGTGGAGTGTATTTGTATGCTACATATTTTTATCAATTTGTATATTTTATTTTATCTGGAACAAAAATGCTTCATACAAAGAAGCATTTTTATTAGGGTTTTTAATATACGGAATATTTGATTCTACTAATTATGCACTATTTCACGATTGGAATTTTCAATTATCTTTGATAGATACATTATGGGGTGGTACCTTATTTACATCAACACTTTTTTTCATGAAATTAATATATTTACGCTAAATATTGACATACCTCTCCTAAATAGCGAATTAAGTTGCTTGAAGTTATCTGTTGTTTATAATTCAATAATAGTGTTGGCATGTCCGAATAAATGTACTCCATTATGTTGTTCATATTCACTTTTGCCAAATGAAATACATTACTTACTGCTATTGGATCTAAATTATTGTCCTTGTATTGAATTGCGTCTCCATACGTATTCCAAAACAACGTACGTTCAGGTGTCCCCAAGTAAGTAGAAATAGGTCGCATGTACTTCACCAACATTCGAAAGAAAATAATTGGGCAGTTTTGATATCCATTTTCTTGTCTCAATGTGCTAAGCATGTTGTAAAACATACTACAGAATAACATTCTCAGATCATGTGTTTTATTTTCTGGATGTTTCCCATAATAAGGAAAATCTAGTTTTCCGTGTATCCATTTACCTTCAATCTTTACGGAAGACATACCAAAGTCGATAATGTACCATCTATAATGATTTCCAATTTTATTACACATAATATTGCCTGAATGAAGATCTTTGTGCATAAAATTATATTTTTCTTGTACTTTAGTCAATAATTGAGATATTTGGATCACCATATCAATACAATTTTCATTAGACTTTCTATCATTTTTCATTAATTGCATGAATCCATTACCGTCCATGTCTAACGGTTCCATCGCAATAACTCCTACTAATTTATTTCCTACTTTCATTTTACCGAAAAATTCTATTTTTGGAATTCTAGCACCCTGTCCAAATGTTCCTCTCAAGTCACAAAATAATTCATTTTGAATGAACGTTTCTAGAAAAAAATCATGAAAGTTGAAATGTTTCGACTTCGGGATTTTAAGTATAACATTTTTTTTATTTATGACAGCATTGTATATTTCTCCGTATGCTCCTGAATTAATTTGTTTTTTTAGTGTAAGTTTGTCGTTTCCAAATGTGTAATAGTTAGGTTTTCCAGAAATTGGTAGAAATACTGGAATAATTTTTTCTAATTTTTCTAAATTGGTTTTGGTAAAATTATAAATACTTCCGCCCGAATTTTTTTTTAGTTTCTTTAGCATCATACATGGATCAACAAAGAAATCACCTTGATTGATATTAAGCGCTTCATAATCTTCATCTATCTTGAGTAAATTTAAACTTGGACTTTTTGTTGTATTTTTACGAATACTTTTTTGTTTTTTCTTTTTTTTTGGTAATTTCAAACTTAATGTACTTGAATTTGATTGAGTGGTTTTCTTTTGTATTCTTCGTGTATTATGTGCTTTTCTGCAATATTTACGTTTTTCACCGGAAGTAAATATGCAATCATCTGTATTTACACAATCCTCATGTGATAATTGTTTACATACAACCATAAAATAAATTATATACTAAGTATCGAAAATATTATCTCCAAATACAATAATTAATGTTTCAAGACAATATTGAAAGATGCGAGACACGCATTGATGTTTATAAATCACTTTTGAAAACTACTATTGAAATACTACTACGAAACGTGAAATATATTCAACGTATCATTAACGAGTTAGAGGAACGATACGATTTAAACGAATTATTGTATTCATCAATTGAAAAAATTCAAAATGTCATGATAAATATAAACAAATTAGAGTACATTATCAGTGATTTAAGCATTGATCGTGAACAATTAGTATGGACGAAGAATTTTTAGACACTATAAACAAATTCCAGAATACTCTTCATAATTGTCGCCATATTTAGCTTTCAATAATTTTTTGTCTACCTTAGTTTGAATAATGACACGTTCACAAGTTATTGATTCGAAAAGGTTTTGAGCGAATTCCATTTTTTCTATGTCAGGTTTGTAATGACCTGATTTTGTATTTATACAAATTCGTTGATTGTCGTCGTCGTATGTACCTGATCCGGCAACTATGACTGGCATGAAAGGAATATCACGTTTGATTAGCGCATTCAACGCAAACAATTTTGGGTGATCGTCTTGAATACCTATAATTCCATTATCTTTCATTTCCATAACATCAGCAACAACGGACTTCATTTCTGTGTAATCATTTTCCGCAACTTCTAATAATCCGAGTAGTAAGCATACTGAATGTTTATTTATACGTGCACCTCGAATTAAGAAAACGTGCAGTTGTTCATTATTTTTGAATATTACAAATTTAAACCAAGCATTTTTACTTTTACATAAAGTATTTTTCACGTACCCTAACGTATCTTTGTTTAGTTCAAACACATCACTGATTGAAGTAAACAATTCTAAAGCAGGGCTTTCTTTATATTTTCCATCTTTTCTTGGTAATAAATGTGTGTTCTTTAAATCTTTCTCTAGATCATACATAAGTGCACCCCGATTTTTAAACATATATCTATTCCTTTTTGATTTCAATTTTTGTGTTTTTGATTTTATTGAACGATACTTTAACTTATTTTTTAGTGTCATATGTTAAATATATTATATATAAGTATTTTTAATTTCACTAAAATTATCAAATACAACAATGTTTACTAACTGCATAAAACATTCGTTGTATACGCAATATTTATTTATTTGAATATTCGATTGTTAAATCAGAAACAATTAAAATAATTGGAATTAAAAATAGTATAGTACATATTATATAATATAATATAAAATGGTATATAAAAAATATGATGTAATAATTGTTGGTTGTGGATTATCAGGTGTTATCATAGCAGAAAGATTTTCAAAATTACAAAATAAAAAAATATTGATTATAGATAAAAGAGATCATATTGGTGGTAATTGCTATGATTATTATGATAAAAAAACCAATATATTAATGAACAAGTATGGTGCACATTTGTTTCATACTAATGATGAAGAAGTTTTTGAATATGTTAGTAACTTTTGTACATGGAAAAAATGGGAACATAAAGTATTAGGATTGATTGATGATAAACATTTACCTATTCCTGCTAATATAACTACCGTTAATGAAATATTTAATTTAGATATCAAAAATCAAAAAGAAATGGATAAATGGTTATCAAAAAATCAGGTAAAATATGAAAATATTACAAATGGTGAAGAAATGGCAAAATCTAGAGTAGGAGAGGTATTATATGAAAAAATTTTTAAACATTATACATATAAACAGTGGAAAAAATATCCAAATGAATTAGCTCCTGAAGTATTAGCAAGAATACCTGTTAGAAACTCATTTGATGACAGATACTTCTCTGATAAATATCAAATTTTACCAGAAAAAGGATATACCGCTTTTTTTCAATCAATTTTAGATAAACATAAACATAATATTGACGTGAAACTTAATTGTGATTATTTTGATATTAAAGATAAAATAACGGAAGAACAAATCGTTATTTATACAGGTCCTATTGATTATTATTTTGCCGATAAAGGGCTCCCTAAATTAGAGTATAGAAGTATAGACTTTCATATTGAACGAAAGATGAACACCGATTTTTATCAACCATATTCTGTTGTTAATTATCCAGGAAAAGATACACCTTATACACGTTGCGTAGAATACAAGCATTTTTTGAAACAAAAATCAGAACATACAATTTATGTAAAAGAAACGACAACTGATACAGGTGAGCCTTATTATCCCGTTTTAAATGATAAAAATATAGAATTGTATGCAAAATATCAAAAAATGGCAGAAGAAGAAGGCAAAAATATTCATTTTATAGGACGATTGGCATCTTATAAGTATTTTAATATGGACCAGGCAATTAAGAATTCATTGAATTATTTTAAGGAACATTTTGAAAAGCAAAAAACTATTATTCAAGGAGCAGATCATATAGTTAAGATATATTGCAGTAAGAGAAAACGGGTTTGGTTTAAAAATATAAATGATTGTAAAAATTTTGTTGAAAATCCAAACACCTATATTATTTTTAGAGATAAAGAAAGTCAACAAAAAGTATTGCCTGGTGTTGACTATGTAGGTAAAGATTTATTAAACAAACCGTGTAATGATATAAAACAAGCTAAAAGTATGAATTATACTAATGATATCGAACAAGCTGAAAATATAAATTACGCTTATGATAATGAATTTTATTTTTATATAAGAGGTCATATACGTAATTCATTTAATTCAAAACGATTAAAGAATTTTGTAAAATTATTAAAATTACATTTTCCAAATATAAAATTTATTTTACAAACGTGGAAAAATACTGAATGTAAAAAGGGCGAATCTTGGAAAACTATAACTGAAAATAATAATATTATTTCAAAATTAACAATCGAAAATTATTTTGAAGATAAAAATATAACTGAACATTGTTTAATAATTGATGAGGAATCTATTGAATTAGTAGGGTCAACCAGTGGAAAAATAGGTATAGGTCTTTGTCCTAAACAAGGGTGGAAAAATATGTGGTATGGTATATACAAAGGATTAGAGTATTTTGATATTAAATCTTCAAACGATATTATTGTTTCTTTTAGATATGATTATTTTGATATACAACAGAGTTCTGCCATTGATGAAAAAAAAATAATACAATTTATAAAAAATAATTTAGATAATGAAAATATAAAATTCATACAATATAAAGTTCCTGGAACTGATAATTTATATATGGGAAAATATAACAAAACTAAGGAATTAATCGACAAATTTCATTTTGAATTAGATAATATTTTAAGTATGAATAAAAGCATATATCACCAGGAGTATTTGGTCAATATTATAGCAGAAACAATATAATAATAAATAATCATTAATTTGTTGTATTAATAATGATTATTAGGGTTATAAGCTATTTTTTTAAAAATAATAATCGAAAATAACTCCTACTATCAAATACAATTATATTTACTAATTACGTAAAACATGCGTTGTAGCGTATACATAATAAACTATTTAGTTTTACATTTTTATACCTGAATTTCTATTTAAGTAATTGATTTATCATAATATGTATTAAAAATATTCAGTGTATCATTTGAATGAAAATAGCACTTCTTATTCCTACAACAACAAAATATCGAGATATGTGGAATACTTCTAAAGATACATATCTGTATCGTATTTGTATACCTACATTCGTGAAACAACTTTCAATGGAAGATTTTCAGCATACGTACTGTTTTTACGTCGGTTACGATCATGACGATAGAATATTTTCAAACGCTATCGAACATGAAATATTCTATGCTCTAACTAAGACTTTTTCTAATATTTCATTTCAATTCATTCCATTTCATGCTATTCCAAAAGGATATATAACAAAAATGTGGAATATACTTTATCAAAAAGCATACGACGATAATTGTGATTACTTCTATCAATGCGGTGATGATATTTCTTTTCGAACAAAAAATTGGGTGTCTGATTCTATCAAAACATTACAAAAATCAAATAACATTGGCTTAACAGGTCCATTAAATAATAACAAATATATATTAACCCAAGTATTCGTTTCTAAGTTGCATATGGATATTTTCGGCTACTTGTTTCCAGAGGAAATAATCAATTGGTGTTGTGATGATTGGATAAATTCAGTATATCTTCCAAAATATCGTTTTGTATTAAAACAACATTTTGCGCGTAACGAAAATGATGATTGTCGATATGATATTAATTGTGACCGTTCATTTATTAAACATGGAGAAAATTATACCGAAAAATTAAACCAATTAAAAGAGTTCACACAAACTATTGTAAATAGGGATAAGTTGGTTTTAAAGAAGTATTTGTTGTTGCATTAATATTGCGTTGTCATTTATTTGTGCAAGATAAAGAATATATTTAAATCTATTGAAAATCACAATCTATTTTCTAATTAATAATTGCTAAATCTAGATATTTCTGTATTTTTTACGACGAGTATAAAATTGTTTTCTGACTCGTTTTGGAAGTCGTCTCGTCATTTTTTTGAT